CTTACTGTGCAAATTTGACGCATCTCAGAGTTATCTGTTAGACGGCGCATAATCTGTTTGTCGAGTTCAGGGATAACCGTATAACCGCCATCAGCCTGAACACTGGTTGATAATGAGCGTGTCTCTCCAGTCATTACATAGTGCCGTAATTCTGCATTAGTTATTTTCTCGCTTGGCTGGCTTCTGTTTTCGGTAGAGGCCGTAGAGCGTATTTCTTCTGCTATTGCCTCATATCTCGCAATATCTGTATTCAGTGAGTCAGCTTGTGACCGTAGTTCTTCGAACTGTTTAGCTTCCTCCGCATTCAGGCTTCTTTTTTCCTGTTCGGATTGGGTTAATAGTGAACGCATCTGCTCGGTCAGCGCTGATTTTTGTTGCCTTAATTCAATTAGCTTTTTCATTTTTTGCCTTTATTTATAATGATTTAAATTAATTATGATAAATTTTATTGTGCATCATTGCCGCTAATCCTTAGCCCGCCGAGCACCCGACGCAGGGTTTAAAGTCGCGCCGTTCGACTATGTTAAAAATAATTTTTTATACACCTTATTGGTTATTAGGTGTTTTGTACGCCGAACTCAGCGTACCCCATCTGGAAAGTCCCTACGTCCGTAGGCTCAACTCCGCCTCGCATAAACTTCATGCTCGGCTATCAGCAAATTACAGGCGCAACTTCCCTGACTTTTTTACTGATACCTGATTGTTAAAGAGCTATTTAGAGTGTTAACAGAATAAGAGATAAGTTTTTGGAATATTCGAATATTCCAGTGATGCTTTGGAATATTCTCAAATGAATTGAATTGAGATGAATTGATATAAATTATTGATATTAAATAGATTTAATTTTAAGGAGGTTAGTTACTCTAAAGTGTTAACTTCAGATTTTTCAATTTCTGGGATGATTTCTATTACGACATCTCTCATATGTTTTTGTAAAGCCTTGCCATTTGGAGCTTTAAGCCCAATACCAGAAAAATCTTGACTAACTTCACTATTAGGATCTTCTAAGTATTTTCTGATGTTTTCCGCAACTTCAGCTCCGTACTGAATTTGAATAAATGCTTTTAATGCAGATGCTAGATAATTAACTGTTTTAGGTGATGAACTTGTTGTCGATGGGAAATGCGAAAGGGTGTTATTAGAACGATTTTCTATTCTTGTGTTTTTTGATTCTAAATAATAATTAGATCTTTCTTCCTTATCAATTCTATATAAATACAATAGCGCGTTTATTTCATCTTTCGGTAAAACAAAATCATCATACTCAACACCACTTAAAAAATAATTATTAAAATCAATCGCTTTCTTTATGCTATTATATGAAATCCATTCTGTGCCTTTTCTAGATGGAATATTTATATAAAAATATTCGCAATTTGTTTTATATGGTTTTGCTTTAAAACTAAGTATGGGATTAAGATTAATTTGTCGCTTTTCAGGGAAAGTTACTGCACGGGTCATAGCACTGATAGGTTGAACATTAATTATTGAACTTTTAAGTAGAAAATCTTCATATGTGATTTTCTCAGGCAAAATTAAGTGACTTTTTCTGTTCTTTAAATAGAACAATATATTTTCTATTCTTTTAATTATCCTATTAACGGAACTTTCATTAATAAGATTTATTTTGTCACCAACAATAGAGTAAAGTAATTCTAGAAATTTTAAATCAGCAGTATCCGTGTATACAGAATTCTTTACTTGATTAACTATAAATTCGATGTCTAGAGCTAGACGATCCCAATAGTCTACCCCCCAATCAAAACATAATGCTATTTTGCTATTTTTCCACAGATAAACTATTTCTTTTTTATCAATAATTTCGGGTTGTATTAATTTATTAATTTCTTCACAAGAGTCATATATATCAAAATAATCTGCTTTAAGATTATCTTCTGTCATATTTATTCCTTTATCATTATTCAGATAGTTTATCTAGTTCGCTATCTGAAAGCCCTGTAGCAATCTTTATCAGATTACGCTCTGCACCATTGATTAACAGTTGTTGAGCAATTTTAGTAGAAGCATCCTTTTGGCCTAGCTGGTAGCCTCTAGCCTCAAGCTGTTCTGCAATTGTCATAAAATCCTCCCGTTAAATATTCAGTAAAATATTTATAGGTCGGAAATGCTGAGAAGATATGATTTTTCGAGCTTCCCATCGATCATGCGCTGCTTGAACGTTAATCCAAAAATCATCATCCAACTCGAATAGTGCGGCTAATTGACTAGCTTCGCCTACTGTAAGGCGACGAGTATTATTGACTATCTGACCAATAACCTTGCGTGAAACCTTCATTGCCTCCGCAAGTTGCTGCTGAGTAATATTAAGTGGCTTTAAAAATTCTTCATTTAACATCTCACCTACAGTCGTAGGCTCGGCTGTAATAGTTTCCATATTTCACCCTAATATTTATGTGGATCCAAGTAAACATCATAAGCGACACCTTCGCGCCACCTAAAGATAAGTCGCCATTGAATATTAATCCGTATACTTGACCACCCCTCTAGCACTCCAGATAATCGTTCATAGTTGTTACTACGTGGCTGGAACAAAGATCGCTCTGAACTAGCTGCTGCTAAAATGCTTAGTTTTCGACGTAATTGGCGAGTTATCATCATTGGAATGTCTCCAGAAAGTTCATCGTATTGATAAAATCGACATAATGAACCAGTTTCACCCTCCTTAAAGCTACCAATCATGAACACACCTGAATACTTGTAGTCTGTATTATCATAATACCCATAACAGGAGCACAAAGCAACCATTTGAGAACATTGAAAGACTAAAATGGAACTTAAAGCCAGTGCACTACTTTCGCAGTCGCTACACCAGACTGAGTTACTTTTACTGATGTTAACTGATTTTTCTTTTAATTCACTTCAAGCCCAATCAAGCCCCATTAAGCCCAGTTCTGGCCTAGCTTTACAGCGTTCTACCTAACCAAGGTCAAAACCACCCCGAGGGGCTGTTATCTGATATAGGTTGTTGTTTTGGTGCAATTACAGAATACCTTTTTGTTTCCGGTAGTAATACATGCGACGACTAATTCCAAGCTCTTCCCAAGGCTTACGTTGTCGTTCAGAATTTAAATTTATCAGCCTACCACCACCACGACTTAAACTTCCTTTTATCGCCTGAACTTCTTTAGAGTTTCTGCTACCTCTAATAGCCTGAATCTCTGGCGTATGCGTCCTAGCGACATACTCAGCAAAGGTTTTCTCAGTAAAGCGCTTGTGCGTCCATTGACGTAAGGACTAAGCATGAGCTATAGTCTAAAGTGCACCTTAACAAAACGGGTGATGGGTTTGGAAGCCTAAGGTAATACAGCGGACATATACCGCTAAGAGCGGTTTTTTTGTGTCTGTAAATCACCGTTACACTCCTATTTCTATGGGGAGGCGTAGTGGGAGAGCCTTACGGCTCACTGGTTCTGTATTCCCAGTCTTCCAATCCTGTTACGTCTCGCCACCCCTTAATTTTTCATTAATCAAGCGAATCAAATGCGAGGACTGTTGCACTTGGCTACTCAAATCTCACTCTCAGATGAAAGCGATTTTAAGTTAATTCGAGCAAGGGAAGTTACGTCATCTCTCTGTAAGCATATTCAAAGTTATAACTTAGAGCATGAGCCTATGCCTTGGTTAGGTGAAGTGCTGAGTTATGTGAGCGAGGATATAGCTTGCGTAGTGGAAGAAATAGGCAATCAACGTTAAAGTATATGCAGAAAAAGCAAAGCCCTAAAAACCATGTGAATCTTGGCAGAAAGCATGATCATTTAGGGCGTACTCGTAAAACAACAGTTTTTCAAGAGGAATAATATCACATGTTTAGCCTAAAACAACAGATCTGCCATAAGATTGGTGCACTTGAATAACAAAGCGATCGACTACTTCAATGAGAATCTACCTCGCAAGCCTTATTGCACAGATGATTTTTGCTGTGGCGTGCGAATCTTACCGCAAGCGAAAGCCATGCTAAAGCGATACATTCAGCATAATCCACCTCACTCAATGGCTATATTTGCCTACGATCTTGATTACCAAGGTGGCGCTATCGGTTGGGATGAAAGAGGTTGCCCTCCCTTCAACATTAGTGCAATGACAAAAGCAAACACACATGCGCACGGATACTACATCGTTCTTCCCGGCGTTCGCACTGCACCAGATGGCAGCATGAAAGCCTTGAAATACGGTGCTGCGGTACAGCGTGGGATTCGCGTTAAATTGGGTGCTGACCCTAACTATGGGAATCTTCTTTGCAAGAACCCTAATCATGCAGATTGGCAAGTGACGCAATGGCGACACGAACCTTACACTCTGGATGAGCTTGCCGATTACCTCGATTTAAGCGCTGCGAATGCACCCCTTATCGAGTCAACCTATGGGTTAGGCCGTAACTGCACGGTGTTTGAGAAAACGCGCAAGTGGGCGTATAGGGCTATTCGTCGTGGCTGGCCAGCTTTTGCACAGTGGTTCGCTGCGTGTTTTGAGCGTGCAATGGCCTATAACGTGCAATTCCCCGTTCCCCTAAGTGAGCCAGAGGTGAAAGCGATCGCTAAGAGTATCGCTAAATGGACTCATAGGCGCTTTACTGAGAAAGCCTTTGCTGAGTACGTGGCTAGGACGCATACACCAGAGATTCAGGCGGCTAGGGGTAGTAGAAACTCTAAAGAAGTTCAGGCCATAAAAGGGAGTTTAAGTCATGGTGGGGGTAGGCCAGAAGGTAGTGTTATCGTAGGTTCCATCGAGCAGCGAAAGCCGTGGAAAGCTCTAGGAATTCACCGCGCGACTTACTATCGGCGTAAGGCAAAAGGTATTATTCAATAGTGCGACTGAAAACAACAACCTATATCAGATAACAGCCCCTCGGGGTGGTTTTGACCTTCGTGATGTAGAACGCTGTAAGTACAGGTCAGCTCTGGGCTTAATGGGGCTTGACGGGTATTAAAATAAAAATCAGTTAACATCAGTTAACATCAGTAAAAGTAACTCAGTCTGGTGTAGCGACTGCGAAAGTAGTGCACTGGTGAGAATGTTGGCTTTTTGCCCTGATTTAACATAATGGTGGTTATCGGTACTACACAAAAGTGATTTGCAGTGAGAATGTGCCAAAGAGTGCGAAAGTGAGACTCTTTCCCTGCGAAAGTAGTCTATTTTCATGTTGCTGATTTGTTACAAAAACCGCGATTCTCAATTGAGTGCATTCTCAGTGCGAAAGTGGTGTTTTTGATACTTTACCCTAATGCGCCGTAAAGCCCCGTCGTTTAGGACGAGGATATAAGGCGGTTTTTGCCAAGGTGTGTTAGAATCTCAAGTCATACCGCAGGACATGCGGAATTTTAAGCCTGTGGAGAGATGAGGTTTGTGACTCACTCAGCGAAGCAGGAACCCACTGAAATGATTCAGGCTTCGATCTGGACGTAGTAGGAATCCTCGCCCTTTAGGGTGGGGAGGATGTCAAATAATCATCAGCAGCAACTATTACCATTACGGTAATGGTAGAAAACTGTCACGGAAATCGTGATAGTTCCACATCAACGTTAGCTGGGAAGATCAACTATTTCGGAAATCGAAATGATTGCGTCAAAAATCTCTCCCAAAAACTGTAATTACTTGATTTTTTTCCAAACTGGAATTTCCCAGCTTGCTCACTTCTTGAACAGCTATTGTCTGTAACTATGGTCACCTTTAGCAAAAGGTCAACTTCGCTAGCCAGAGAAAGAAAAGTTTTCCTCTTGGCTGGCTGGTTTTGACCTTGGATTGCTACAGAAGAGCTAGCCAAGGAAAAGAAATATTTTCCTGTTTTGAGTGAAGGGTTTTTCTTTTGGCTAGGATTGGTTTTGATTGTTTAATTTTATTGATTGATTTAACTTTTTATTAACATTAAAATTAAGAGTGCGACACCTGAGACACCCTAAACACTGCCTACTTACTTACTGAGTATTTAATTGAATAAATAATACACTATTAGGTTGATATACATACATATTGGTTGTATTTTGACCAATTAATTTATCTCCAGTACTTTTTTACTATTTAGGGTGTCTCAGGTGTCGCACTTATAATATATATCTGATATTAAAATATTTATTTGTATTTATAGGGTGTCGCAGAAGGTGTCGCATGGGTGTCTCAGGTGTCGCAGAAGGTGTCGCATGGGTGTCTCAGGTGTCGCAGAAGGTGTCGCATGCACGTAATATACATATTATATTGATAATAAATAAAAAAATTAAAAATTAAGAGTGTTAAAATAGATAAACTTATATTCTTGGGTGTCGCAGAGGGTGTCGCAATAATTGTTTATGGAATTTTAATTATGAATTTACATTCCCAACCCAAAATGGGGCTGGGAACATTACAGATGCTGCTAAATTTTAAAATACCCTCTTTTTTCCTGACCATTGATTCTTTTTTTTGCTTTATCATATCCAAATGCTGACATAACAGCTTTCAGCCTTTCTGCATGATTTCTATTCGTATGTCCTACCATAAGTCCAAGCCTACTAAACAGGGCTTCTGTAGAAACAAACTGCATTTCTCTCTTAGTGCCAATTTCCAAATACTCAAATAAATCGTCTTCCCAAGAGTCCTTAACTCTATATTGCTCATGTTCTTTTTTGGCTAGCTCTTCTGCTTTCTGCCACATAATGCCGTGCTCATTGAACAACACGAGAGCCTCAGCCCAAAGCTGATCCCGATCTCGCTCAATAGCTGAACAATTAACTTGACCGGAGTTTAGAGGTAAATATCTACGGTTCCCTGTACAGTCTGTAAGAATCTCTTGCTTGTTGGTTGTGCCGATAAATATCAGTCTTCTAGGATTAGTAACAGCATATTCCCTATACTTTGGAATCCACTTATCCTTTGTAGCTGATATAAATGCTTTAGTTGATTCGCTATCTCTACCGCTCAAGCCTCTCAACTCTTCCCATTCAGCAATAACGCATCCTCGTATTCTTCTAGCTATATCTTCATCATTTTTTGTTAAGTCAATTTTCACGAATGCATCATCGAAAGGGCACATTTTCTCTATGCCTGTTGATTTTGTTTTTCCCTGCTCACCATAAATAATAGGAACCATATCAGCCTTGATAGCTGGCTTCATCATTCTTCCAGCTAGTGCCGTCCATGTATATTTGCTAACAGCTTCAATATATTCAGCATTACCTTTAGCGCTGAAATACTGGCTAAAGAAGTTTTTCACTCTTGGCTTGCCATCCCATACAAGAGAGGTAATCCAATCGATGCCACTATCAAAGCTATTCTCTTCTGCAACACAGTTAACTACCCGTCTAACTTCGTCTTGTCGTACTTTTGGCATTCCTAGCTCATCCAGCCTTAAGCGTAAGTTGGTTATTGTGTTGTCGTTAATTTCAATCCAATGTTCGCCAAACCTTACCATTTCAGCACTTTTAAATTTGTCATAGCTGAATTGAAATCCAGTGACATCATGACATTTGATTGCCTTTTGGATGTTTTTTAAGTTAGTGTCGTATTCTCCAGTACGTTCATTGATTTTTAGATTTAACTCATGAGGGAATGTATTTGCTTTAGATTTTTTCTCTTTGCTTGCTGGCCTACCAGCCTTGTTCAGCGGAATTCTAAGATTAGCGTTGAATTCTCTTTCTAACTCTTCAATACCTTTTGCCTGAAAATAATCATTCCAATCACATTGATAATCTGTCTTTGGTAGAGAGAATTTGCCACCTACGGCTTTAGCTGCTTTTTCTGCTGCGTCCTTGCCGACATTTCCGTCATTACTAACATCATTGTCGCCAGCGATATAGATATCCGCATTAGGGTATTTTTCTCTGAACGCCTCTGCTACTGACAACAGGTTACCAGCGTCTACGGCTGCGAACACAGAACCTACTTCAAGCAAATTGACTGTTAAAGCGGTTGCATAGCCTTCGGTAATCACTATTGCATCGGGATCTTTAGGGATCTTACTAATAGGGATGAATGATCTTGATTTTTTTGTTCCGGCAATCATTCGTTTTTCGCCGTTTGGCTTAATGATTTGCGCGCCAGTAATAGTACCTTCTATAGTTTGAAGAGGTAGTAGCAATGAACCATCTTCAAGTATATAATGGGAGCCGTGTAGTCCTTTGTTGTTAAGGTATTTTGATTCTCCCATATGGGCACGTGTGACGAGTTCAATCACCTTATCAGCGATTGGAATCTGAGGCTTCTCTTCTAATTTACTTGTTCTTTCTGGTAATGGTAGTGAAATTACATCGGCGATCATTTTAGCTCCTTGTATTGCCGTACAATGTTTTACTTTCATGATTAAATTGAGTCCATCACCAGCACCACAGTGAGAGCAGTGATGAGTTCCTCGTCCTTCTTTGTCATCGAATCTGTAGCGAGTATTACCGCCACAGGCGGGGCAAGGCGATTCCTTGCGATTAGTTGAAATATCGAGATGCTGTAAAATGAATTCCCATTGACCTTGGGCTTTTTTACAGATATCGTTAACGGGATACATAAGGGTTACCTCTTGAATGCAGAAAGCGCCTTGTCATTCGGGCGCTTTTTGTTTGATTGGATTATTTGTTTTCTGTATTTTCTGTGAAATGGTCGACTAGTCCTAGATTTTCAACTTCTTGCAAGATGTCGCTAACATCCTCGCTGACATAACTAAAAATATCTGGTAGAAAAGGCATTGGTTCATCAGTTAGCCCATATGTATTCATGTGTCGATGCATATGAAACGCAACATTTTGTGCTCTAATCAGCTTGCGGTAACTGTCAATACTCATTTCAGGTTTTTTGCTGTTTTTCTGGTTTTCTTTAGGCAAAGACTTGCCCTCGCTAATTTCAATAGCCTTCATTTGAAATCCTTTGCGTTGATTAATGGAAAGATCTGAAAATTTCAGGAATACGACCAGCCCAGATAAGACGGCTATCTTTAAACATAGCGTTGAATGTTCTGTAATCCTGTTTTGTGAATGAGACTTTGTAGCAAGGTGTTGTTGAGTACAATGGAACAATCCAATAGATATCAACCATCTTAGATTTAGGATTGTGTCTACTGCTAAGTTCAGTATAGTTACGCATAGCTGCCTCGATAGTCTTGTATCGTTGGTGGTTAGAGGCTCGGAAAGTGTTTGCGCACTACCGAGTCTCGATAAGTGAATTAGATAAAAAGATAAGTTACATTGTAATTACAAATGCAAAGCGATGCTAACTTAGGAGTAATTACAATGTCAAGATTAAAAACCGATCAATATCAAATGCGTATTTCTCATGAATTACGAATACAATTAGAATCTGAAATGAAAAAAGATGGGGATTCATCTCTTGCGACTTGGATTAAGCGTATTCTTAGAAAAGAATTGCAATCAAGGGGAATAACTCCAGAAGGCTAATCATTCAGCACCACGAAAAAGATTAATGCTAACCAGAGTGACCGTGTTTCTTTTGTTAGCTCTGGTTATATTCCGCTTCCTCGTCTGCTCGCTCACTTCGTTCGGTCACAGCCTCCGGCGAGCGGTGGGAGTTAAATTTTGAAAAGATTTTTTTTGTTTTTTTTCTTTTCTTGGCTAGCGGTGTTTCTGATGTTTTGACCTTGATTTTTTTTCGTTGTCTGGAAGTTCCTTAAGGCGTTTCAGTCGCTTCGCTCCTTCACCGCCCTATAAGATACAGAAGGGGAGGTCGCTTGAAGCCTTATGATATAAGAACTTTTTTTGACAATAGTTACCTCACGTGGTAACTTGGTTACCTCTCAAGGTAACTATTTTGGTTTTAATGAGGCAAAGATGGCTAAAAAATATACTCAGATAGACACTGATACAGGTGAAGAAGTCGGCAGTTTTGTTGCTATCATAAGGCCAAAACAGAAATCAGCATTTGAAAGGCATTTTACTATGAATCAAGCAGCTTTGTTACTGATTGCTAATGAGCTTAATCATGATCAAATGCGAGTATTATTAGCTTTATTGGCTGATTTGGATTATGAAAATTATATACAAGTAGCTCAAATAGACATTGCAAAGGCATTACGAATGCAAAAAACGCACGTAAGTCGGGCGGTAAAAAACCTACTTGAATTCGGTATAATTCTCGAGGGACCAAAAATCGGGCGAAGCAAAACATACCGTTTGAATCCGCAATTTGGCTGGAAAGGTACCGTTAGCAATCACAAGAAAGCGCTTAAACACGGGCTTTCAGTTATTGACGGTGGAAAAGTTACCTAGTCACCTCCTAGCCAGTGAGTAGGAATCTTTCTCTTGGCTGGCTAATCTTCCATCTGATTTTTAAGATCTTTTAGCAATTCAATCATGACATCAATCTGTTCCTTGCTGGCTGCTAAAATTTCGCCAGTAAAGTAACTGCGAATAAAATCATGATGATCTACATAAAATAACCAAGTCTTTTCTGTGAATGTTTCCCTATATTCATCGTTTGTCATTGAAGGAATGTCTTTAATCCCTAATTTTTCTCTATACTCAATGGTTTCTTGTATTGTTATTGGCATCGTTAAATTCTCCTATTCAATCCAACTATAGAGATTTCCTCTACGTTTAACATTTTTATCAAACCCCACTAAACTCTTGAAGCCGTTGCTTTTGCTCATCACTCAATGAGTAAGCGAATTCTTCATGTTCTGCCTGTAATGTGCCAAAAGCCATCAGGAATGCGATAGCCGGATCTATTTTGTTGGCTGATTTCTTTTTGTTCGGCTTGATATTGGCATTAGCATCATTTTCCATCACCACATTACTCATCGCCCAAGCGAGTATCGGATCGGCGTTATGCTTGATAATTTTTCGATTAACAAACACCTCTGCTGATTTAGCTACTGGACTAAACCGCATGTAGGTTTGAGGGAACGGCTCTACATCGAGGCCAGCCCCTTGTAGCTGTGTTCTTAGGTGGGTAGCATTCCATGTATCAAAGCCAATCAGCCGGATATTGAATCGTTCACTATCTTTCAGAATGTCATCCCGTATAACGTCATAGTCGATACAATCCCCCTTTGTAGTGCGTAACCAGCCTTGGGATTTCCACATTCGATATAGACTACGGTTCTTGTTAGCCACATTTTGTAGTTGTTCTTCTGGCAGATAGTGGCGAGATAACAATAAGATTTCATTTTCACGAGGGAAAGCATAACAAACACTGGTAATATCACCTGTCGAGGATAAATCTAGTCCGGCATAGCAATCTTGACCTTTGAGGTCATCTTCGGTGTAGTTAGCTTGACAGCTTTCCCATGAGCCTGTTCCCATCCAAGGCGTTTGACCCTGACACCACAAATTAAATCGCTTTGTCAGCATTTCCACCCATTGAGATGGAATGCCTCTTGCTTTCTGTATCGTATCAACCAATGCGACTTTATCGACTGATACGCCAAGATTGGGATTGGCCTTAATCCATTGCTCTGGCTTGTCTACTTCACTTTCATCATCAAGCTCATAAATCAGGGCAAAAAGTGATTCATTCTGCTCTTCGCCGTCCAAGATTTGACAACAATAGTCGTAATGTTGCTTACAGGCTGAAACTACATTGCTTCCAGCTGTGGTAATGGCGAAAAGTAGCGCCTCTGGTCGTGCACCCATCCCTAACTCAAGCGCGGAATATACGGCATTATCAGGGTGTAAATGATACTCATCGACAATCGCCAGACTCGGATTAGTGCCTTCGATTGTTGCTGCCTTAGCTGCAAGTGGTTTTAGAATGCTATTGGACTTTGGATAAATTAGCTTGTGTTGCTGAATAGTAAGTCGCTTTCTCAATGTTTTAGAGAGAATAGCCATCTGTCTGGCATCATCAAACACGATTCTTGCTTGGTCACGGCTAACGGCTGCTGTATAAATATCTTGTTGACCGTTTTCCATAAGTAAAAACCAGTTAGCCAGTATTGCCGCTAATGTAGACTTAGCATTCTTTCTTGGCACTTGAATATACGCACTTCGGTATTTCCTTCTTCCCGTGCTAACTTCTTTGAATCCTAAAATATTCGCTATAGCAAATTGCTGCCAAGGTTCTAATTGAATGGGCTTGCCTCGAAGATGTCCTTTGACATGGGGGCAGAGATGGGAAAAAGCGATAAAACGCCTAACATCCTCTGTATCGAATTTATAAATTGGGTTGTGCAAATCCTTAAAGTATCTGTCGGTCGCTTGTCTGAGACGCTTACAGGAGCTTATAGAGCCATTTTTGACTGACTCAGCGTATTGATGCCAATCGGTCAAGTTCATCTTCTTCCTCAATCTCCACCGGATTACGTCTACGAGATACTGGATCGAAGCCAAGCAGAGAAGCCATTTTTATCATGGTTTTTTCTGCCTCGGCTTTGGCGCTTAATGCTGGGTTTCTGCTTTCGCTGCCTTGACTGTTTGCTAGGCTAAATCCTCTTTTAGAAATGTCTGCTACAGCTTTTCTGTAGATAGAATAGTTCGCACAATATAGTTCTAAGCTACTCCAGTCGGTTTCGTTAAAGTCTGAGCGTTCTGCAACAAATTTTGCTTTATCGTTCCAAGCTGATATTGCTATATCATCAAAGTAGTCTGGTGCTGCTGGTGTAACTGTCATAATTTAATGATTCCTTTATTTTTTTTATTTTCTGAAAAATTGGCGTGCATAAAAAAAGAGTTAGCCGATGGTTCTTGAGGAGCCTACCCGTCGTCATTTAGACTCCCCCTACCACCTTAAATTAAATATAAGATATTGATTTTATTTTGTTTTTATTCCATTTAAATTATATTCATGTATCCAATCGTTTCTATGTGATGCTTTCTCTTCTAAATCTCTAAACATTCCAGCTTTTCGCTGCTCTTTTGTCTGAGGATCTTTAATCATCGTTTTGTGACTATGGCAGCTAAGGCATAGTGATTGATGGTTATCTTGCCACCAGAAGAGAACATCATTATCACCGTTAATTGGGATGATGTGATCAACTATCTTCGCTGGAGTACATTTGCCATTACTTTCGCAAGCTACACATAGCGGATGTTCCTGTAGATAGCTCAGACGATATTTAAACCATTTGCTTGAGTATCCACGCTGAGTATTTGTTCCTCTTCTTCTCTCTAATCTTTTTCTAGCTTCTCGTTTATGCAATTCACACTTACCAGATTTCACTCTCTTAAAGCATCCTGGCTCGTTGCATCTTCTTAATGGTTGGTACGGCATTTAATAAATCCCTACATGACGGTATAAATTCCAAATTGATCTGATAGGGAAAGGTATTTGATTTGAGCGGTCATCGCTTGCCTCTCCTCGATTTTCAAACCAGAAAGTAATTAGCATCAAACAACCAACCTTAATTGCCGGAGTTAACAAGAACTGATCGTTAAATTGTTTACCAATATATTGCTGACAAACCTCTAATGCAGCTTCTCCAAATAACTTTAGGGATTCGTCGTCATACTCATGATTTATCCGGCAATGATGTTTAATTTCTTCAAGTGTAATTTCTGGCTTATCCATTTTCTTTTTTCACCTCCATTGACTGTCGCCAAGCCTGACTAAATTCATCACCACCATCACGAGGCGATAACCCCTCACGTTCTCTTGCTTCGTTTGGACTCATAACCCCTGACTTAATCGCCGTCTCGTAACTTTGAAATCGTTCTTGTGGGTTAGAGCGCAGCAAGTCAGCAGAGTCGAATTCAATTTGATGGCGCACATTTGGTATGCTGGATTCCACTAGTAACGCTGCTTTAATTTGCTGTTCAAAGTTAGCCAGCCAAGGACGAATAGTCATAGTAAGAAAAGCTCGGCTAGCCTCGCTAAAATTGCTGTATGTGCTGTTACTATATTCTTGTAGGAAAATAGGACTCACATTGAACATTCTTCCCACATCTTCAATTGTCATACGTCTTGAAGCTAACCACTCTGCATCTTGATTGCTCATTCCCAACTTTTCATACTGCATTTTGCCCTCAAGAATTGGAGTCTTGCCTGCATTCTTCGCACCTTTGTAGCGTTCCAATGCCTCAAGTGCCTTTGCTCCTTTCACGCTATCTAGCCACTCGTCAGATTTGATAATCCCTGCTGCCATCATGCCATCCTTCATAATGCTGGCTCCGTGGCGCTGTTGAGCCAACCCAAGCCCTAACGTTTCTCTGCATTGAGTAATGGGTGAGCGTCCCATGAAACCGTCATCAGTAGCATATCTAAGATGTAATACCTCATGTTGTAGGTAACTTCTTGATTTCCCACTATACGGCTCTGTAACATTGTAAACGTAACGATGATCGCCAATCTGGTTTACCGTGACTGCTTGCGGTGGGTAAGGGTTCAAACTCTTAGGCTGTCCATCCTCTCCCCATTCAATCACCGCATAAGCATTGCCGTTTAGCAGACAGTGACGCATTAGCGTTCTCTTGAATTGGTAAGCTGTTTGAATGTCGTTAGGTCGCTCATTAAGTAGATAATCAACGGGGTGATCGCTTAACCACTCTCTAGATTCTTGCCCCTCTCTGTGAATTACTCGATAGAGATAGCAAGGCATAGCAGCGACAGCCTCACTAATCACCGTAACTGCATTCATTACCGCGGGTAGCGATTCTGCTGTAGTGGGGGATACATATTCACCTGATGTTGAGTTAGGGACGCTAGCCAGAGAAAAGAACTCATCAATCGTCATGCTCCTTGACTCTGTTTTGCTTTTGAAAGGCCACATATCACACCCCCAAGAATTCCAGCCACCACTTACGCTGATCATCCATCAATTTTTGGGCTGATTCATTTATCGATTGATAGAGTGACCTTTTGGCAATCTCGATAGTGCTTTCAGAATAAACAGGCTGGCTAGTAATGGTAATTTCCTTTAGCTCTGCACGGTTCACTGTTCTAACATAAGGCTCTGTGCTGGTATCCCAATTATCTTCTATTGCACAAAAACCAAAACTCATCCCTTGAATGTCACCCCGTTCTACCATCTTCAATACATCTTTACCTAATTGAGTGTCTGGCAGATTCAGGGAAAAACTTAACCCCGTATCATCTTCATTCAGCGTTAATGTACCGGATGTCGTTCTACCTAACAGACTTTTAGGGTCATGCTCCCACAAAGCCAGAACGTCACTATCTTTGTTTAAGCTGTTACGAAATGCATAAGGAGCGAACCGCTCCCTAAAACTATTTCCCATCAAACCGGATAAACTGTGCCATTTCACTGCATACCCTGTTAGGTTCTTCTCTTGGCTAGCAAAATTAGCTGTTCGGATTTCAATGTTACTCATAGTGCTCTTCATGCCTTGATTTCCATTACTTTTATGGCGTTAGAATCAACTAAACCGCCCCCCAAATATTTATTGGTATGCAGCTTAAAGAATCCTGCTTCGGTAATGTTGTCTGGACGAGTACGAGTACCTGTTTCATGGTCAACAATGGTGTAGCCACGTTTGAAATCACCTACTGCAATAACTGCTTTTCCAGCTGCAATATCCGGCATGTCTTCAAGGTAATGCACAGGATAACCTAGTAATATATCAGGTTCGCTTGCTTGCATTCTGTCACGCCAGATATAATCACCGTTGCCATTTTTGAGTTTTTGCAAAGTTGCCGCCGTGCTGGAATTCATGACCCATACAGCATTTTTACGGTATTGCTTCTTGAGTTTAAATGTCAGGTCAATCAATTCATCTGATGTCGGTGTAGCATCAGCAGTGATAAGTTTTTCAAGTTTTCCAAATGACCTATTTTTATCGTTTTTGGCTTCACGTGGATAAGCTAAAAATCCTTTTGCTTTCTTATTGCCATCACCTGTGACTAAATCGGTTTCTTCGGTTTCAGTGAAAACATCTGCTATCTCTTCTGTTAACCAAGAGAGGATATCTACATCACTAAAATCAAGAATTTCCTGTGTTGTTTTGGGGTAGGCGTATATTGGGAATAACTTAATGCTAATTTCTTCTAACTTAGGAGTTGCTGTCTCATTTCGTATTTTGCCTTCCTCTCCATGAGTTACAGTTGCACCACCAATTGAGACAAGTTTCTTGTATTCATTGCTATGAACTCGT